TCTTATGTTTTCTTGCTTTGGTTTATATCTACCCCTTTTTTTCATCCTAAATAAATACCACCAAAATTAACATCTTTGTCTGGATGCATATCTTCATTAGAAGATTCTAAATACTCTGGATATAAATGACTGTTGTGGTCCATATAATCCATAAATCTTCTGGTGTAGAACTCCGCTGTTTCTTGTGCTCTTCTAACTAATATATTTAACTCCTCTGTAGTAATACTATCACTATTCTCACTTCTATGTTTAAATACACCTCCATTACTAACTTGGTAAGCAGCAAATGGCATATAATCACTCTGTGTAAACCAAATCAACATTGGTTTTATATACTCGTCAAGTAAAGTTTTGTAATCAGCATTACCAGCATCGCTAATCGTATTGTTTATTATTAAAGTCTGCATCTTATCATACAACTTACCACCCAAATAATTTTGTATGTGTGTATCTTGAGCAACCTCAACAAATTGAATGATCTTATCCGGATCAACATTACCGCTTAAAATAGACTTCTTCTTTAAGTCTAGTATTGATATGAATAACGCTTTCTGTGCCATCTTTATTTCTTTTTAGTTGGATAAGCCCCTTGATTAGGCATATCTACTGGTCTAATTGGCACTTCTTTTGGATTACTTGGTGCTGTATACCCATCCTTCAATGCCTCGTCTTCACTTACTCTGTTTCGTTTCTTAAATACTCTACGCTCCCAATAATGGTGACAATTCTTTCCGCCCTTGTACTTAAAAAGAGAGTAATTCCTACGCTTGTGTCCTAACTCCTTATTCACTCCTCTAAAGGACATCATATTAATGTCTTCCTTTCTAAACACAATATCCTTTGCAGTTAGCTTTTCCATACTCTTACAGAAATCTCTGCTTTTAGGGTTGTTTCTAACAGGCATATAAGCGTATCTTACCTTATACCCAGCATTGTCTTGAGAAGACTCTTTAGAAGGCTTTGCATCGCTTCTAGTGGCTTTAGACAAAGTGCTTACATCAAACTCTTCATTGTCCTCACCAACATTCTCTGTATGCACCAACTCCCACTCATCAGAAATAACCTCTCCCAACTCCTCAAGTTGTGACAACATATCTTCACCTTCCTCATCGGTAAAGTCTTTTAATGTATCAGCAGATAATTTCTCACCAGTCTCCTCTTCTCTCTTGACTTTAGTAGAGATGTTATCTAACTCTGTGAACTCGATAGGCTGTAGTGTAATGAAGTATAGATTCAAGTAGATTTCATTGAATGCTAAAATCTCATTAAGCCCATCTATAATGCCTTGTTGGAATGGTCTGATTACAATATTATCCATTAAGATACTTGCTGTTCTTAATTCCTCTGCATTGTTACCAAATCCAGTATTATCCTTAATACCTAAAAGTATTGGAGATACAATACCGTGTCCAAGCATTATTTTCTCTCGTGCTTCATCAGCCAAGAATTGATATTGTGCGTGAGCATCTGGCAAGTGTATTGGTTCAATGGTGGCAGCCTCTTCAGCTGATTCGTTAAAGTTTAACACAAACTTTCCTGTGTTAGATGAACCACCAAACTTCTCGTACAGTCTTCTTTCAATAAGCTCTTGTGTTTCCTCATTAGGAATGCCATTATTGAAGTTCACCATTAAAGAAGGTTGAAGACCATTTCTAATATTATTGATGTGATAATTAGAAACTTCCTCCTCTAATTCGCAGTACTGTAAACAACCATTATAATCTACTGGAGAGTAATAATAAAACCCAGACTTATAAGGCTTGAAGATGTATAACTCAATTAATTCACCTTTTGCTCCGCACCCAAATGAGGGTATTCTTTTTGGTTTATCGTTAGGCTTTATAAAATCCCAATCTGGATGATAATAATATGCCTCAATCTTTCCTTTATTTGCTTTCTCGGCTTGTAGTGTCTCCATAGGAAAATGAAGTACTTGCAGAATCTTTGATTTATTAGCATTGTAAACTACTTGTACCGCAGCTTGTCCTAATAACTTATAATCATTCACCACCTTTCTCATACAAGAAGACTTGAGAAGTAACTTCATCTTCGCATACATCTCTGGCTTTTCTTGACTGTCGGTAGCATCTAGTCCTCTACCATAAATCATATCAGAAATACCATTGATACATCTTGAGTTTGTTGGGCTTCCTAAATACTTTTCTATAAGGCTTGAGAAGTAGCTTTCTCCTGTATCAGAGTCTACATACCTAACCCAATCTTTTCTCTTGTCCTCAATAACTTTAGGAGCTTGGTATCCACTTAAATTTAATACCCTTATGCTGTTTTTATATTCTTTCATAGAATTACATATTCATCATCGTGACTATATTCTGTATAAGTATCCGGCATTCTGTATACCTCATTCTTATTCGTTTGAGATGTAATGTAAATTAAATCTCTATAGAACACATCTGTTTCTGATTTTAACTCAAAGCTGTAGATTTGACCTTCTTTAAAAGTGATTGAAGGTGTAAGACTAACCTCTACAAAGTTCTCATTACTTGATAAGGCTACAGTAAATGTAACACTATCATCTGTTACGCTTGTTCCGTTCTCTTCTAACACTACAGAAGCAGTTCCTAATACAGTTGTATTGTATGTTACAGGAATAATACTAAACGTCTGTACTGTAGTTATTGGTCTTAATTTAATCATCTTATTAGGATAACTAAAAGAGTGGTTTTTTGTTTCATAAAAAAAGGGGCATATAGCCCCTTCTTCTAATATTTATTATGTTTACTATGAAGAACCATCATCAATAGTGGCTTCACTAATCCAATCTCCAGTAATGAAGTTAGAAGGTTTCTTCTCCATTCCTGTAAATGTAAGTGTATAACCACTCAAGTCTCCCATAGCAGCACCAGTTACTATTGTACCACCAGTTACATCAGAGCCGTGTTCTCTACCTACTAAAAAGTAATTTCCATTGTAATCTTCAATTACAATTCTTGGTCTTCCGAATGCTAATAATTTAATCTCCTTATTGTCAGCAGAAGATAATTTAGGTAATGTCAACTCTAACACTTGCTCAAAGAAAGTTGTTCCGTTCTCTCTTGAAGAAGTAATGTTCTGTGTTAGAGAAGATGTTCCTTTAAGTGCGTATTGATAAGCTGTTATCCCTGTAAAAGCACTATGAGCAACAGTATCATCAGCTGCTTCTGTAAAAGTGTGTGTAGTATCATAATTGATGAAATAAACATTCTTTAGTCCACCAACTGTATCCTTACAAGGTAACACTCTACCATCTGTAATATCACAAGCCATATTTTATTTCGTTTAAATAAAAAAGGGTAGGTAGGCTCTAGGCTCACCCACCCCTTTTAGGTTATTAATTTATTTTATTAAGAGTAGATAACTACGTCTTCTACTACTCCTACTTCAACACCAGCAGTTGCTCTCATAACCATTCTTGCGTTTTGAGAACCATCGATGTCAGCCATATCAATTACCTTTACTTCGTTTAAATCGTTTTGTAAACCGGTACCGAAGAAAAGATTTGAACGCTCCGCAGCAACCATTTTATTGCTTGGAAGTCCGTTAGCAACAAACATTTTGATACCATCAAAAGTTAACCCTTGACCGTTGTACCAAGTTGTTCCGTTGTTTCCTACACCATTAGCACCTACAGAGGCAGCAGCTGATTCAGAACCAGCAGTACCGAACGCTTGAACAGCAAATCCTCCTAATGTTCTAACATATGCTTTGTGTACGTTCTGTGGAATGTAAATGTGTAAATCTTCTGAACCGTAAAGTGCAGCTGGGATAGCATCTACTATTTTTCCTAACTCATCAATTACATTAGTTGAAGTTACTGTAGTACCAGTCACCTCTTGTGAATCTGGAATAGAAGCAGTAGCATCAGCTAACTTATGAAGGATTCCATCGAATAAAGCATATCCTGTTGCTCCACCAACTTCTCCATTCCAAATTGTGTTCTCAATGCTTTCAGCAACTTTAGCAGCTACTTGACCGATTAAGAAATCAGCAAATGAAGGAGGTAAGTTATCGTAAGCAGAGATTCCCATTTGGATTGCTTCCCAATCTGAACGGTAGTCTTTCTTACATAATTCTAAATTCACTTGCAATTCAGTTGGAGTTAAAATTCTCTCAACTAATGAAATCTTATCAGCTGAAGCAGTAAAGTCACAAGTGGCAGCAACAAGTGCATCTGTAAGATTTAACTTCTTAATTACCTCTTGATATTTTACATTTGGCTTGATTGTAATTCCACCATTTGCAAGAGTGTTACCTGATAAAAGTGCAGCAGCGATATAATCCCCAGCAAATTCACCAGCATAAGTAGTAGTTATGGTATCCGTAGACCCAGAACCTGTAATGTCTCTTAATTTTACGTTTTGAGTACTCATATTAATTATCTGTTGTTATTTGATATTTGTGCATAAACTCTATCAAGAATAGAAGGCATTCTATTTTGAGAAAGTTTAATTCTTTGTTTTTGTTCTTGTGCTTCTTCTGGAGAGTGTGTTAATGGCTCTACAGCAGAAAGCTCTTCTTTTACTTCTTGTTTAGGCTCATCTTTAGAAAGATTCTCTTCTACTTCTTGAGGAACTTCCATTTCCTCTTCATAGCTCATCTTTTCCATAAGCTCATCGTACATTGCTTTCACTTCAGCTAAAGCAGCTTCCATTTCTTGTTTAGTAACGTACTTGTCTTCTTTTGACTCTTCTTTAGGCATATCTTCTATAGCCTCTTCTTCAGCCAATTCGGCAGATACTTCTACCTCTTCTTTTAGTTCTATTTCTTCCACTTTTTCTGTTTCAGAAGAAAGCAGAACATTCTTCAGTTTTTCTACGATTTCTGTTGCTTTCATAAATTAATTTATATAAGGTTTAACTGTTACTTTTTATATTGTTGTATTTTAAGCCTTCGCTTGGATTATAAACCATTCTGTTCCGTTACACCGGAGCTGATTTAATTTTACCTATCCCTTGATTAATCATATTCCCCTTACAGCATTTTCTACTGTAAGTGCCATTTCCACAAAGGCATCCTCTTCTACCCTCTCTTGGGCTTGTTCTACTTGGATTGTTTCTGTTATCTTTCATTGTTTAGCGTTGTTTCTTGCAGATTCTGGGTATCCTCCATAAGATTCTAACGCTACTTCCTCTAAAGCAGCTAAAACCTCTAATAATTCTTGCTCTGCTTGTAATTCTTTTAAGCAATTATCACAACCACCATCACATTCTTCACAAGCCTCTTCTTTTACAGACTCTTTTGGTCTATCCTTATCATCTGTAAAGTATCCTTCAATACTGAAGCCTTTTACCTTACCAGTCTTCACAAACTCTTCCCAAATCTGCTCATTATTCACTTTCACACTCACCATCCAAGTACCTACTGGTACGTTTAGGTTGTATAACTTTGATTTGTCGTTTGTTTCGTCTTCTACAATCCAAGACTCTACTACTGATAGCCCCTTGATGTTGTATTCGTGTTCTAATGTTGAGTTGTTTTGCTTTCCTCTTGCTAAAAATAGTTCTGATGCTTTTCTTACGGTTTTTTCACTAAAAAATATGTAGTATTCCTCATCTTCGCTGTTGCGATAGATTTTACGATTAGGCACAAGTGCTGCACCCATCAAAATACGCTTTTCATCGTCTACTTTGGCTAATTGAACCTTGTCAGCAGACAATGTAATGAAATCTTCCTCTATTGCAGGTTCTTCCACAATAGAAATGGCATCTATACCACTAAATTCGCTGTCTTCTTCTATGAATAATTCATAAACTTTCATATTAAGGTAACTTTTATTGGTTTTTATGTTGTATTTATCCTATAGAGGCTTCTGAAAGGATATTTCTATCTAATTCTTGTGCTGTAGACACGTCTGAAGACACTACATAAGTTCTAATTGGTCGTTCTTGTTGTCCAGCAACCGCAGCAGCAACTTGATTGAGTTGTGAAGCTCCAACTACATTAAAATCTGGTGGTTGAGTTTCTGTTGTAGGACTTGAAACAGAACCACTAGAAATTGCTCCAGCTGAAGTTGTTCTAGAAACAAACTTTTGTTTCGCAATAGCAGCAACATTCGCAAGACCCATTGCGATAACAGCGGTCATAGCAGCAGCTTTTGCGAAAGGATTTAAATTCATTGGGTTTGCTAAAACTTGATTGGCTGCCAAATAAGTATTGATGATCGCATTTGCTATATTAGCTGCCTTTTGCTGTTTAAATCTCTGTTCTTCTAATTTATTTTGCTTTGCTATTAGTTGAGCATCATTTTTAGCAATTCTACTATTTATCCTCTTTCTTTCTTCAGCAGATAAATTCTCATTTCTTAAACGCTCTCTTAATTTCTCATTAATAGCGTTGGTTCTGTTGGTCTCAACATCTATCTCTCTTTGAGCAGAAGCTGAAAAGAAATCAGAGAAAGAACTCATAACATCTCTAGTCATTGTTAATCCTTCTTCTAGTGTTAAAGCTCTTAACTCTTGTTGGGTTCTTATTTTTTGTATCTTACCCTCACCAGTATCAGCACCCATAAGAATGTCTTCAATACTCTCCATTCCGAGACGTTGCCTAATATCCTCCGCTTCTTTCATTCTTTTTTCTGCTTCGACAAAAGTGGTGTCAAAGAATATTCCTACTAGCTTCTTGACTTTATCTATAGTCTCTTTTTCTTTTCCTTTTCCTTTTTCTTTTCCACCTATCAATAAATCAACAAGACCTTCACCTTTAAGTCCTTCTTTTAGTGATTCTATTTTTTTATTTATCTTATCTTGCTTTAACGCAAACAACTCTAATCTTGTTGTGTTTGTGGTTACCGCACTACCATAAGATAGAAGTGAATTAACTAATTGTCCAGTTGTAGTTGTTTGTGAATCTTGGAAATTAGCAGTTAGCTTTGCTTGTTCAGCATACAATTCTTCAAGTAATGTTTGATAAGCTTTCGCCTTTGCTAATCGCCCTAAAGCATCTATCTCAATGTCTATTTTCTTTGCGTTTTCCTCTGATATGTTACCAGAGTTTTCTAGTTGAATATTCCAATCTGGATAAGCACCATTTAAAGCATCTACTATCTGTTGCTTCTCTTCCATAGCAACATTCTCATCTTCTAAAGAATCTTTAGCTAATTTTAAGTTTACAGCAGATGTTGCTACTGCTTGAGCTAATTTAGATGAAGACTTCTCTGCACTCTTTGTACTTGTACTGAAATACTCTAAAAGAGCAATTCCTGTTTGAAATAATACTAAAAACCCAGCTGGACCTCTTAAAACATTACCTAAACTCTTAAATGCTGCTTTGGTGCTACCTGTTTCTACAACAAGCAAACTAAACATAGAACCTAATTGAGAGATATTGTTTGTTACAGCATTTAATCCATAAGGCATATCCGAAATGGTTCTACCTAATTCCGCAGCAGCTGCACCGGCAATACCGGCTGAAGAACTTGTGGAGCCAAGTTTCTTATTCATCTTACCAGCCGACTTGTCTACATTGTCAATGTTCTTTTTAAGTATTTGAGCATCTTTAGCGAATTGCTTACCTTCGAGCCTTGCTCTTAATATCGCATTAACTCTTGCCATAACTTCTCCTCTTTTTATTTAGTTTTACTTCTGTAATATTTTTTGGTAGCTTATTTACTCCTTTAGCGAAGTCTATATCTTCATCTCCCAAGTACCATTCTCTTGTGTTTAGTAAATCAATTATATTCTTAATCATTGAGTAATTCTATTTGACTCTCACCTGTCTTTAGGTTACTTGTTATTTTATTAATTCT